ATATTCCCAACTACATGGCCATTTATACACACAGGTCGTTTAATTAAAGCTGATGCAAAGTACATACTGGTTATGAATATATATAGAAGATAAGAACCATTTGAATTAATGAAGACATATATATCACGCGACGGTATTCAAATTAAGGTGGGTGAAAATGCGAAGGAAAATGACAGTCTCACACTATCAAGTTATCCCCGAGAATGGTGGATGCATGTTGATGGTGGACCTGGTTCTCATGTGATTATATGCCACGAAGAGAATACAATTCCCAAAGAGACGAAGAGGGATGCCGCACTCCTCGCTATACATCATAGTAAATCTTCAAGTGCGAAGGTGGTGCGCGTAAACCTTGTGAGAGTTGATCAAGTCATCAAGGATGAACGCATCAAAAATCACGGACAAGTTTATTTAGATGGAGAGGTCATGCAACTCGTGGTATTTCCAAACAAAGAGAGGGCCAGACTTGATAGACTCTTAAGTTAAAGTTTATACACTTTAATCATTTAAACATGGATTACATTTTTGAAATTGACAATGTCGTTAGCAAAGAATTTTGCCAAGATGCTATTTCCCGCTTTGAAAATGATAAAAGACGGGTCCTTGGAGCAACAATTAGTGGGGTAGATGAAAACGTTAAAAAAAGTATAGATTTGCCAATTTCTATGCCAGAATCAAGAAAGGATTGGGAGGATGTTGTGGATGAAGTGGGGGGGTGCGTAAATGAGGCACTTTTGAAATACCAAGATTATGTACATACAGAGGGGTTGGATAGATGTTTCGCGGTACATAAATCAGTAATTAACGCTACAATTGGTCTTCCTCAAATACAAAAAACCGAAAAAGATGGATTCTATTCATGGCATCATGATGGATTCTTAAATAGAATTTTTACTTACATACTCTACCTCAACGATGTTAAAGAAGGTATCGGTGGAACTACTGAATTTTTGAATAGGGGACATATACAACCCAAAGCTGGTAAGCTTGTAATATTTCCAGCAAATTTAGCATATGTTCATCGTGGTACAAAATTAAAAGAGGGTGTTAAATATCTGATTACAAATTTTATATATGAGGGTCCACCAATTACGACACATCCCATACACGAGGGTTTAGGATCAGGAACTAATGGCACATCCAAAATGGAAAGTGTGGAAGAGGAAATCCCTAAGCCAGAAAATGATGAGATATAATAGAAATGAACAGAATCAAATCAATTAATGATCACATTAATCCAAGAGACTTATCTCTCACTGAAATTGCGAAGCATAATACCGAAGAAGATTGTTGGGTAATTATCAAAGATATTGTGTATGATCTCACAAAGTTTTTGCCAGATCATCCAGGTGGCAAGAAGGCGATCATGCTTTTTGCTGGAAAGGATGCGACGGAAGAGTTTGATATGCTCCATCCACCGAATGTTCTAAAGAAGTATCTCACACCTGAGGTGGTTCTCGGACCAGTCAAAAAATAGACTCGTCGGTATCGTCGTGAAGCTTGGTACACGTTACAACTATAATCGGTATCACAACCAAAATTATGATTACAGTTAATGCTACAAACATACCTATTAAAGTAGACGAACATAAAAAGTACAAGATGAACCTCTATAAGAAGGAATTGATAACCAATCATGTCAAACTTGCTTATAAAGTTTCAAATGATGTATATTTCAAAACATACCCGCGACAACGTGGTATACATACGAGGAAGGATATAAATAGTGTGGGGCTACACGGTCTCGTTCGGGCGGCTCAAAAGTTTAACCCGGAGTTGGGTTTCAAGTTTAGTACGTACGCATATCCATGGATTTACTGGAGTTGTAAAAACTGTTTGCGACGAACCACGATACATGAGGAACTTCAATTTTATGAAACTCCACCGTATTACGACAAAGAACCCGATATCCTCTATGGTCTAGATGATGTGAACCGATACATTCTTGAAAACTACTATGGTAAACACCTAACCCTAAAAGACCTCGCGGTGGAATTGGGTGTCACTGTATATACAGTCACGAAATGGAGAGACAAAGCACTTCTTCATTTAAAGATATGATGCGACTGTATGACAAATGGCTCTCAAGAAACAAGAACTCACTTCTCGGGAGACCCCCGAGGCTATGCAAGAACGCATGTTTGAAGCCAAGCTTGCTGCGATGGAAAAGGCTATGAAGGGTGAAAAGGTTCGTTACAACTCCAAACGAGACCCAGAGAGATTCTTAGATTTCTTGGAGTATCGATTGACGGTTTGGGAACAACTCAAAGATGAGAAGTTCCACGCGAAGCGAATGTATGAAAAGACGAAGGAAGTTATTGAGGGTCTCAGTTGAGACTTGAGTAGTGACCAGCAATGTAATACACATCTTTAAAACCTAATTCAATAAGTTTCTCTGCCGCAAATCTGGCCCGTTGCCCAGTATTGCAGTAGACGAGTAGTCCCTTCTTTGGAAGTTCCGTTGTAGTCTTTTTGTTAATCTTATTCACTGGAATGTGGAGAGCACCCCGATAGTGGCCAGCTCTGTATTCTACCATCGTGCGAACATCAATGACCTTCTTATCTTCCCCGAACGTATCATCTCCTTAGCCTTGGCGGCACTCACGAGGTTTGCACCAAAGTATGTGTAGGCGGCGGCTGCTGCGATGGTACCAGCAATAATGAATGGGAGTACCATTTAGTATTAGTAAGTATTATTTATTTTTTAGTCATCGCATCATATGTACTGAACGCCGTGTACATTGTACCAGCACCCTTAAAACTTTTAGTAAAAATATATGTTAAGTATGCTAAAAGTATAGCACATCCACCCACACTCATAAGTATCATTCCGGATCGTTTTGGATTATTATTATTATCATCAGGTTTCTTTGTGAAGATTGCAGCACCAATTGAACAAAAACAACACCCCACGATGATCGCGACCACCAATCTCATTAACGCAATACTCTGACCAATTTGGTTACCTGTACCAATCAGATTCATATTATAATATACTTAGATTTTACTTCCTGCCCAATTCATAATTTGTGTGAGTGACCACGAGCTGTTGATACCCACTGGAAGTTCAAGTTTTGCCAAACTCTTTCTGACTCGCTCAACATTGATACCTTCAACAAGCTTTGGTACTTGTGCGACATGATTCAATTTAAATCTTTTACCGTTGATATTTGTAATCTGTAAGATGTATGGAAAGTTTGTCACAAAGTATTTCCATTTGAGTGAAGTTCTATTTGAAGGTGGTGTATATTTATGAATAAGTGCCCATACAACCCTCTTTATAAATGTGAGGCGATCTCGTGGATCTTTTGGACCAATGGATGTACCCAATGTATCGTGCATCATGGCGATAAAAGCTTCAATATAACAGAAATGGTGTTGTGACAATTCATCGTATTGTGAAATCTCAAACGACTTTTCTAAAACTTTCTTGTTCCGAATGTTAATATTTGTGTTCTTGAGAAGTTGTTTGTAATTTTCTATATTCGTACTCACAAATCCACCCGTTGGTTGAAATGAAGATTGTTTGTTTCTTATTGTGTATCTATTTCCATAGACCGTACGAAGTTCATTCTTGAATTCTGTACGATTCGCTCCCATTGAATTGAACAACTTGATTTCCTTATTATTGTGATTTACTCTGGCGAGTGCATAGTGACCATCTCCACTTGGATATGTGTGGGCAATATGAAGATACTCGGTACCATTACGATTTTTTGTTGGTTTGGTCATATTAGATGTTCGGCGACACCGAAACTTGAAGTCGTAGTCGGCCTCCTTTTTGATATCTTTTCCGATCTGTTCAAAGATACCTGGTCTTTGAAGGAGTTGTTTAGCAACTTCTCCAGCATCCTCAACAGCCATGAGATGTCTCGCGGCAAGACTTGTATTCATTTTACTCTCAATGTAATCAGATGCATCAATCTCAGCAGACTCACCTTTTACCTTCAAAAGGCGATTGCGAACATCCCTATTCTTAATAAGTTTAATAGGGGCGAGTTCCATCTATGCTTATATATCATTGATATTTTTAAATAACAATCATATATATGTCGTTAGTTTTAGTATGCCCACCGGTCATCATTGTTGAACGAAAAGTTCCAGTCATGACAGTGAATACGTGTCGTTTGGCTGCGATTTACCCATCCAATAACAACGTGTACCAAGTGGAGATACTCGAGGCACCACCGGTGGAAGTGAACAAAGAGGATGATCAAATTACATAGACATTAGCAGGACTTTGTACACCGCATTGAGAGTCGGCGCGGTAATGTTGCATTTTCGAGTAATTTCATATGTAGAGGCGGACGGAAGGGCAAATTGGATACTGGCACCGATGATCGACCGAGACTGACGTGACATGAGGGCCGGAACATCGAGAGCAGACCGAAACACGGACGTAATTCGTTCACATTCGGTCTCGGTGATATTGAAATTATTGAGTGCGTCCCGAAGTCTTTTCATCTTGTTTTGCCGGGACCACGACGATCGTTCGGACATCACAACCGCAGTTTTCTCCTCGGCGATGAGACGGTCATACCTGCGCGTGTACTTCTGAATTTTCCTCTTCACGTGAGCGAGTTCATCTGAAGAAGAACGAATGTGTTTCTTGACCATTTTGATTATTATAATTCGTTCAAGGCTCTAACTGACTTAGGTTTTAATTACCAAACGCAACACCAGCCATACCATTCTTCACACGAAGAACATTATAGTTGACCGCATAGACGCGAGCTGGTTTTGATGAATCGGCAGAGGTTACACTGTTAAGAAGCAACTTTGCGTTATCAATTCGGGAGAAGTTCAGGGAGCCAGATGGTTGAGATTTAGCCAAGTTCAAGCAGAATGGCCATGTGTACACGGTGTCTTCGTCCAAAGTATTAGCACCGATGGCGCTGCAGTGCATTTCTGGAACAACATCGTGGTGATAGACATTAGACATGTTCTCAAAGAGAGCGGTGCCGTTGATGTACAACGAACCAGTACCAAAGGTGTAATTGGTTTCCCAATCCGCATTGTTAATGTTACCCGCAACCAAGTGAAGCG